TCTCTGTTTATAATTTTCAACTGTTTGTAAGACACCTTTTCTAACTTGTTGAAATTCATTACTAGGATTTGTTATTATGAATAGACTTTCTAAATTAGGGGGTAAGGTTCCTTTTTGTTTATTAGTTAAAAATTTATTAGTGATAAGAAGTGTTTCCCCTTTATCTTCATTTTCTTGTTTTCTTTCTCTCCCTTCATAATAATTGAGATATTTAGGTTTATTTGTTTGATCACGTTCAAAACAGCATGGTAAATAGGGATACACATTAGAATTTTTATTGTTATTAAGTTGTAATCCTGGGTATGGATAATCTTTATTATTACATACATAATAGTTTTGGTCTCGACCATCCATAGGAAATTTAATCATATCTTCATTTTCGGGTATATCACGAGGAAATTTCATGACCTTTTTATCTGTTTCTAATGCCTCCTGTTCTGATATTATATTTGGTTGTCTAAATGGACCACAAGTAGTTGAATATCCTGTTACTTTAAAAATATCTGGTGCTATATTAAAAATATTGTTAGCAGTATCTTCATCTTCATCTTCATCTTTATCTTCTTCTTCTATACTTCCAAAATCAGGTATATATTGTCTATATTCTTCTACTATGCTATTATATTTATGATTGTAAAGACTTAGTAATTTTCCAAATATTTTTTGAAAATTTTCTATGGATTTTAAATTATCTGCTTTTGAAACTCTAATTCGTATATAAGATTCAAAATCTTTGAAAAAATCAATATCCTCTTCTTTTAAAGTTTGATCACCTTTAATATACTTTTTTTCTGTAACTGTTGCTGTTATATATCCTGTACTAGGATGTTCAAAGTGAATATATATTCCTGATTTTTTCTTTGTGGCTTTTTCGTGATCGTCTATTGATATTAACATACTATATAGATCATCATTCATAACTAAATCAGCAAAAACATATTTATCAAGTGTTTCTGCTGGATAATAAAAAACACCAGCGATTTTAATCTCTTCAATCTTTTCGACTTTTATTTTTTTATCTTTTGGAGAGATCACTTCTAATGATCTCTCTATAAAACCATCACGAGATAAGTTATCTTTAGATGTATTTATAGTAATTTTAGATGACAATTTACCATCATCTGTATTTCTTAAAATTGTATCTACATAATCAGTATGTTTATTCTTATTTATTAGTAATTGTTTTTGATTAACTTTTAATATTATTTCATCATCGCGTGTTTCAGTCCATTCTTCAGGTGGTATAAAATCTTTAAGTATTTTATAAAAATCTTTAATTGTAGCAAAAGGAGCGATCTCATTTAACTTAATATTATTAAAAATTTCTAAGATTGATATATTATTGACGTTAAGAGTAAGCATAAATTGTACATATTCAGTTCTAAAATCTGTATAAAGTAATGATTCTTCTATATTCTCATATTCTTTAAATATTTTCAGATATTCTCTAACTTTATCTTTTTTTAATAATAAATCAGTTTCAAAAGATTTTTTAATAAAATCGATATCTTTGGCAATATTAACAAGTTGTGTTCTAGATTTAATTACCTTTAATTCGATTAACTGTGTAGATAGTGTATCTAAAGCACTATTCCCGATAGTAGAGTAATCACTAACTATTTTTTTATTGTAAGCAACCCAAAGCGGTATAACTTTTTCTTTAATGTCGTATTTTAGACCAACTTTTTCTTTAATATTATCAATTAGAGTTTTAATATCTTTGTTTTCTGTAGATGATTCTATTATTTGGGACAAAATATCTTCAACTTTAATATTTTTATCTTTTTGTATTATATCTTCATATGAAATTCCATCAGGAAAATATAGATATATTGGTAATGTTTTTAACTTATATGCTAATCTATTTTTAAAAGTATTCAAGTCGTCAAGAGTATACACTTTAAATTTTTTTCCATTAACAATGACCATTTTATGTTTATAAATAAATTCATATTTCTTTATGATTTTTATTCTTTAATAAAAATCATAATATTATATTTACTTCTTTTTTATATTTTCAGGAGAAACTTTATGACCGGCGCAATAAGAATATTCTTCATTAATATTATAATAACTTAAAATAATTTTATTAATACCATCTTCAGGGATATTTTTTTTCAATTCTTTTTCTACTTTTTTTTCGTAATCCAAAGAAGCCTGAACACCTGCTAAACAAGCAGCATATGCCATCCCAGCGTAAGAAACCATTTTATTTTTAAATTTTTATTTAAAAATATTATTCAATTTTATTTAAATCATAGTGAACATATTGTAAGTATCTACCAATATCATATGGTAGATATTCTAAAGTATCCCATTCTATTTTCCATATTTTAGTTACATAATCGGGACTAGAATTCAATAGGGATATATATAGAGCCTTTTATGTATTTTGCGTATACTAGTACTTTATACAACTGTTTTGAATTATGTATATAGACAGCTTTTACAGGGTGTCGATTTTCCATTTATAATTTTGATGTATAAAATTAATTCTATATATTAAAATTAGAACATATGTAAATAAACAATTTAAAGTTTCTTATGTAAACTATAAATGACAGTCATTTTCAAAGCAAAGACACATTGCGCGTATACTATCAAGATACTCGCAGAACTCTTACAAAATAATATTAAAACCGCATGTTTTGAATTAGATGAGGATGGTATAAAGTTATCTATGATGGATCATCACGAAACAATTTTAATTAAACTTTCATTAGAAAGTGAAAATTTTACTTTATACAAATTTAAATTAAAAGAAAAGAAATTTTTGGGTATTAACTTGAACCATTTTCATAGAATGCTAAAATCTATTAAGAAAAAAGATTCTTTACAGTTATTTATTGATGACGACTATCCTAATGATCTTGGTATCAAAGTTATTCCAAAAGAAAATAATAGAATAACGACTTCCTTTATTAAAATACAGGAAAAACAAAATATTTCTATTGAAGTCCCGACTGGGTATGACAAACCAGTCATTGTTCCTAGCTCTGAATATCAAAAAATGTGTAAAGATATGTCTCATATTGGTAATATGATTAGGGTTACTTCCAAAAATTTTCATATTAAATTCATTTGTAACGCAGGTGGTGTTATGAAACGTAACGTTGAATTTGGGGAAACGAGTGATTCTGATGATGATGATGAAGATGATGACGAATCAAAAGTAAATGAATATGTTGATGATTTTGATACAGAGCAATTATCTCGTATTACCAAGATGGCCGGTCTTGCTAGTAATATGCAAATATATCCTAAACGTAAAAAACCTCTCCTTTTCAAATCGTCTGTTGGAAGTTTGGGTAAAATATCTATATACATTAAATCAAAAGATCAAATAGAAAAAGATAAACACGCTGTAGAATCAGATGACGACTTTTAATTATAACTTATATTTATCAAAAAAATATAAGTTAATATAAATGAAAATAAATATAGATGTTAAAGATCCAATAATATCTTCCATATTAGTTATAATAATATCTTCACTAATAACAAGTCTTATATTATTAGTAATAAAACCTTCATATGTTATGGAAATTTCAAAATCAGGGCAAAAGAAAGTTAAAGTTTCTTTACTAATTTCTATTAGTCTATTAATAGGATTATTTTTAGGATCAATAAAAATTATATTCTCATCAATCAAATCTACCACACCTAAAATAAAAACTCCTGAAAGTAATACTCCAACGAAAACTTACTTTGCTTTTGATCCAAATAAATACAATTCTGAATCTTTAAAAATAAGAGAATCTGGGTGATCCTGAATGAGAAGGATCACATTGCTCACTACAATCATGTAAATTAGAATATTTCCAACCAGCTGTTGATTGAGGGCCTTTAACTAATTGACACTCATTACCAACACAGTTATATCCCTGTTGACCTAAAGGAGGTTGATGGGTTCTGCATTTAGCCTTGCATTCATTTAACGTTTTATAATTATCACTGTTTGGTTGATATTGCTTATCTGTTAAAATACAGGATCTTGATGTTTTATCACCATAACCATTTGTGGTACACTCGAATGAATGTTTAATATGAGAAGGTCCGCAATTAGTACCACATTCTTGAGCGTTAGAATAACGAATAGATCCTTTAGTAGGATCATTATTAGGAGGAAGATTTTGTAATGTACAATTATAGTTTATTTCTTTACCATAACCATCTTTTATACATTCAAAAGAATGAGGACTTAAATTATTACATTTAGATCTACATTCAGCCATTGTTGGATAAGAATGAACCCCAGGGGCTTCGTTAAGCTCTACACACATTTTCTTACCCCCAACAGACTTACATCCAAATGAATGTTGTTGAAAAGGGCGTTTACAGTCTTGATGATAATTATCATATGAGCAAATACGTCTGTATTGACTACTATTACAAAAAGATTGACACGACATTTTTATAATTATAAAAGATAAAAATATTTATCATTTAAACATATCAACTCATTTTTTCAAAATGAGTAAAGATAATAGTCCCAATAAATTATATATAAAAGAACTCAATTTAGAACTTCTTCAACCTAATAGTGAAACTTATATGAATCCTGATCAAGGTGGTTGTAAACACGTTGTTATTGGTAAACCAGGATGTTTCGCTCCTGGAACAAAAATGCTTATGTACAATGGTAATATAAAAAAAGTAGAAGACATTCAAATCGGAGAGCAACTTATGGGTGATAATTCAACACCGAGAAATGTACTAGAACTTTGTCATAATTATGATGAAATGTATAAAATTATTCCTGTAAAAGGAGATACAGTAATTGTTAACAAACAACATATTTTATCTTTAAAATCTACCGGATATAACAGTCATAAAAAAGGAGAAATTATTGATATTACAGTTGATGAATTTCTAAAGAAAAGCAAAACTTTTCAAAAAAGATATAAATGGTTTAGAACTGGAGTTGAATTTGAACAAAAAGATATCGAATTTCATCCTTATATACTAGGTGTATGGCTAGGAGATGGAACATCAAATACATGTGAAATAACTAATATTGATGAGCCGATCATTAAATATTTTAGCGATTATTTTACAGAAAAAGGTTATTTGATTACAAAAAAAGGCTCTAATAAAGAAAAATCCGTTACTTATAGAATTAGATCAAAAGAAGGAACAAAGGGAAAAAATAGGTTTCTGACGTTTTTAAAAGAAAATAATCTTCTAAATAACAAACATATACCTCAACAATATAAAATAAATTCTAGAGAAAATCGTTTGGAGTTGTTAGCAGGTCTATTAGATACTGATGGATATTATGACGTACGCGGTCGCGGATTTGAAATCACCCAAAAAAATGAAAAATTAGCTAATGATATTGTATTTGTTGCAAGATCGTTAGGATTAAGTTGTTATAAAAAAGAATGTATGAAAAGTTGTGCTAATTCTCCAAATCCTGATCATATAGATACTTATTATAGATGTTATATATCAGGAAATGATATTATAGATATTCCTACTAAACTTCAACGCAAAATACCTCAAAAGCGTCAACAAATAAAAAATAATTTAGTTACTGGATTTACTTTAGAACATATCGGTAAAGGTGAGTATTTTGGATTTACTTTAGACGGTAATCATAGATTTTTACTTGAAGATTTTTCAGTTGTTCATAACACAGGAAAATCGACATTGATTGCTGCTTTATTATATGCGAAAAAACATATATATCCTTGTGGTATTGTTTTTAGTGGAACTGAAGATAGTAATGGATTTTATAAAAGAATGTTCCCAAGTACATTTATCTTTAATAAATACGACGAAGATCAATTGAAAAATTTCATTAAACGTCAAAAAATATCTAAAAATCACGTTCCAAATCCGTGGGCTGTTTGTCTACTAGATGATTGTACTGATACTCCTGCTGTCTTCAATAAACCTCTTCAACAAGGTATTTACAAAAACTCTCGTCACTGGAAAATGTGGTATATTCTTTCTCTTCAATA